AATGATAATACTCATGAAGATACTATTATGAATGATAATACTCATGAAGATACTATTATGAATGATAATACTCATGAAGATACTATTATGAATGATAATACTCATGAAGATACTATTATGAATATAGAAAACAGTGTTGTTAATAATTCTGAAATGATGGACATTTATGATGATGATGAATTATTATTTGATGATACATTTGATGATTAACCGTTATTTGGGGATACCATGTATTATTTTACTACCAACTTGATTTTTTCACATTAATACTTGGTCCTGCCTTTTTCTTTCCTTTACTTGGGTCGTATGCTTCGTCTTCGTCATCAGAACCCATATTCTTTGATATATCCCAAAATTCTTTTGAACCTAATTTAAAATTAGGGTGATTTTCAGCTTTATACCAAGATATTTGGTCATTTAATTTGTTTGATTTTGAATTATTATTGATAACCAAACATTCAAAGTTTTCAGTACATTGGTCCATTACTGCACAAAAGGATTCTAATGTTGGAAACATACTCGCATAATTTTCCCAGATTCTTTTTCTATTTGTTAAATAGGGTTCTCTTAATATAAACACGTAATCTATGTTTGTACGCAAATTAGGTGGAATACCCAAAGGATATTGCATTGTAATAATAAGCATTATTTTCCAATGACGTCCATTCATAAATAATAATCTCATCATTTTATCACGTGTCCATGATTGATCATATAAACAATCATCCAGAATCACAAATGCACGCGGGTCTATTGTTGTACGCTTATACTGTTCTATTTCTTTATTCATTTGTTTCAGTACCGTTTTTTGTCGCCGAAGTACATTTTCAATTAATACTGTATTATATTCTTCATGAATAAATAACTTTGGTACATGTGCTGCATAAAATCCATTACCTGCTTCTGTTCCAGATATTACGGTACCTATTGGTATATCTTGATGATAAAATAATAAATCCCTTACTAAAAACGACTTACCCGTATCACGTCTTCCAATTAAGACAACAACTGGTCCTTTGTTTTCATTCGGTTTAAATGTAATATCACGCATATTAAATTTTTTTAATTCAAGAGTCATAATCTATAAATTTCTGTTTATAATTACTCCATATAAAAAGTATTTTTAGGACAAACTCAGTTACATTAGTTTAATCTTTGTGAAAAAAATATGGCAACCACTTATAAAGTATTTTACATTTATAATATGTCTACTCTATGTAAAACTCCTAAATTTGACATCCACTACTCTAAGTATAAACCTATATCATTAACTAATTTAGAACATTCTTCCAATAATAAACTTGACACTGAAAATACTTATAATCCATATAATATACAACATACTCAGGGCTATAATCCTATATATAATAAGTGGTTCTCGCTTGACGAAACTAATTATAACCGTATTGGATTAAATAATAAATTGCAGATTATTGATATGAATACGGTATTAAATACTGATACTGATAGTTTCATACAAACACCTGTATTTATTAAATATTCTCCACTATTAGACCCTGCACGATATATGGTTGGTAAATATGAAAATATTCGTGATACAATGCATAATTTACCCACATTAAATAATGAAAATGTTTGTTCAAAAATAAGTGACTCAAATAATATGGCTTATGTCGACTGTTTTTTTAGTTATTTATCAAGCAAATTATTACATCAACATTCTATTGTACATTGTATTGACTTTTATGGGTCATTTGTGGGAATACAAGAAGAATTTAAATTTGATATTACAGATGATTACGAGTATTTGCAATCTTCTTCCTTTTTTAATGCAAACAATAATAAATTATTTCATACTATTTCTATGAACATGGACAATTATCACAATTATGGTTCACATGCCAATAAACCTCGTATCTGTATTTCAAATACCCCACATAATAATTCTATTGTTAATATTGAAAATATTATTTCTATATCTTCGAATGACCTATCTAATCAACTATCTGTTGAACCTATACAAGAATTAGAAAGTAATCTAATATATACCAAACCTAATATATCTAACAAAACTTCTTCAAATAGTACGGGTTCTACCACTAATAGTGAAAGTGATAGTGATACTAATGATACGGATGAGGATGAGGATGAGGATGAGGATGAGGATGAGGATGAGGATGAGGAACAGGATGAGGATGAGGATGAGGATGAGGAACAGGATGAGGAACAGGATGAGGAACAGGATGAGGAACAGGATGAGGATGAAGATGAAGATGATTATATTACAGATGACGATGACTCAAGTATTGACCCCGAACAGTGCTTTGCTTATATAAATAATTTTCCAGTTCAGGGTATAACATTACAGAAATGTGACGGCACTCTTGATAATTTATTTGAAACCCAATGTATGGATAAAGATGAAGGTATATCTATATTAATGCAAATTATAATGACCTTGTTATGTTACCAAAAAACATTGCAATTTACACATAATGATTTACATACTAATAATATTATGTATGTTAACACCAAACAAGAATTTATATATTATGTGTACAAACGCAATACATACAAAGTTCCTACATTCGGGAAAATTTACAAAATTATTGATTTTGGTAGGGCTATATATAATTATAATGGACAACGTTTTTGTAGTGACAGTTTTGCACCATCTGGTGATGCATCTACACAATATAATTGTGAACCATATATGGATAATGATAAACCGAGATTAGACCCTAATTACAGTTTTGATTTATGCAGACTTGGTTGTTCATTATATGATTTTGTTATTGATGACGATGTACCGATTACTGATTACGATGAATTTCAACAAATTGTTTATAATTGGTGTCTTGATGATAACAATAAAAATATTCTTTATAAAAAGAACGGAGAAGAACGATACCCTAATTTTAAATTATATAAAATGATTGCCAGAACTGTTCATAATAAAACTCCCGATGATCAACTCAACTATGGTGTTTTTAAACAATATATTATTGAACCTAATACTGAAATACCCAATAACACTTGTATTAATATTGATACATTACCTGAATATTACACAAAATATATATAAATTTGATAATTATTAGAAAATATAATACTTTTTATTATATTTTATACAATTGTATATACTTTTTACTTCATATACTTCTCTTTAAACATTTCAGGAGTCATTATTGGAATTTTTTCTTCATTTGCCTTCTTTGTTTTATTTGATATATCATCTAATGACTTTACTATCAAAACATATGTTTTTTTACTTATATTATTATCTAATATTCCACCCACTTTTTTCAAATGTTCTATTATTTCGGCATCACGCACCTTTGTCATTACTATATGTTTATCATACAATGGGTTTGATTCATCTTGAGTAATTTCTTCTATTGGTTGAAATTCATTTTGTAACTGTATTGTTGAATTATCTACCTTAGAGTATAAATCACATTCTCTCATAAAATCTAAAAATACAGGAATATTGGTTACAAAACTATTTGCATTCTCTTTACCTATTCCATCTATTGTTTGTAATAATGCTATTTTTTCATCTATGGATTCATCTCTCGTCAAGATATCTGGATAGGCATCCATAATTGGCTTGATTTTTAGTTTCCCTATACCTCTTCCAAATTTATTTGATGCTGCCATTATATCCAATAATGATGCCTTATCAGTTTGTGTCTTTATACCATCATGCACTTTATTCACCATTTTTGTTTTAAACCCGTCAACCTTCTGGAAATCGTCCTTTGTCATTTTTAATATCGCGGGTACAGTTGTGTATCCCGCCTTCATTATTTTCTTTACATTGCCAATTCCTATACCATCCACCTCCAAACCTTTGAAAAAATCAGTAATATTTTTGGATTGAACTGTTTCATTTACATCTACATTATCAATTACTATATCCACCTTGGTATCTGTCCAATGATAATCTTCTGTTGGCATTTTTGCTACTTCTGCTTCTGTTGTTATTGATTTTATATATGGAATTACATCACCACTACGAATTATCTGTATTATTGCACCAATACCTATTTTATTATCTTGGATAAATTTACCGTTAAACCCAGTTGCATATTCAATTGTAACTCCGCCTAACTTGATTGGCTCTATCCTTACACGAGGTTTTAAATAACCACTTTTACTTGGTGTCCATACTACATCTACTACTTTCGCTTCTGCTATTTGATCTGATATTACCATTTTAAAGGCAAATGCATGGTCAGGATTTCCATCTTTACGTGTATATATATGGTCATCCGTTACAATTACACCATCTATT